ACAAGTTATTCATGCGACCTTGATCATACAAACGCCCTCGCATCTCTAAAAGCTCCTGACCACCCGTTCGGTTTTGCGGAGCAATAACAGCAAACGAGTCGACTTCGGTTTTTCTGTCTCTGAAAGGGTCTGTGAATTCAATCTCTTCAAATTCAGTTTCAAAAAGTTCCGGTTGCTTCTCATTAACTTTTTTAGGAGGCTGTTCTGGAACTTCACTGAGCTTCCGGCCGGCATATATGAGTCCGGCGACGGCCAACACTGACACGGGGTCTGCCATTCTTACTTCTTGTTAACATTTTTATTATTGCATGTATCGCTGGTTAAACATACTGTTCTGGATATGGGCACGGGTGCTCAACGGTTCGTAAGTTCGAGTGCGAAGTGGCACCTTGCATTCGACATTGTTCAACGGGAAGTAACCACTTTCGTGGGGCTTCACCAAAACCTTGCCAAAACGCGTCGTCGACTGAGGACGGAGTTGGTCACTTACTTCAATGTAACGAGCCGGAGAGCCGTTGCCAGCCATGTACGGAGCCGTACCGTAAATCATGGTAGACGGACGGCAGCAGTGGTTAAGAGTACTCGGCTGTGGATACACAAAAACTTCTTCTGTCGCATTGACAGCCGGAACGGAATCATACTGCAAAAGTGTCAAACCGGGCTGCAACTGGTATGCCATTTATTATTACATAAGAATATTTATTCACCGGCACGAACAGTACCTCTATGCATGCCACTTCTCTTATCACCATTTGCGTCAAGACCCGCAAAAGCTTCGAGTTGAACACCTCTCGCATCCGGGTTACAGAAATTCGTGTCAGACTTGCACATCGGCTGGAATTTCTTACCGTAGCACCATTCCGCAAAACCAGTTTGATCACCAACCGCCGTTGTTACTGGGTTAGATACAAACTGTCTCGCCATCGCATTGACTTGATACTGAGGCAAAGCTGTCCTGGAGCGACCCGGTGTGTACTTCATACGACTGTTCAAAGTTGAATCGAGTTCACGCTTGACGCTCGAATGATAGCACGCCGATGGGCGATCCGGGCGATCCGTAAAATCAGAAAGCAACATGTTACCCATCGGGTTATCCATAGTCGGCAACTGACACGAAGCTTCTGCTTGTTCTTCGACACGCGTCGGACGAGCTTCACCTTCCTTGACCATACCGGAATTATACATAACATAAAGAACACCTAAAACAGTCGAGGCCAGAACAAATATTCTGGGATCCCGACGAATTAAATAAATAAAGCACGCGGCATAAATGATAAATCTCGACGCAGCGTTCACACGCTCGTCTCCCGACTGGGTATTAGTAGGCCAGAACTGCAAGACCTTGTCAGTACGGATGAGCTCTTGCGGGTCTTCAAACCAAACCTTCATTTATATAGTATGAGTTTATTTTTTCAACATGCTACTAAACATGCTCATCAAAGCCTTTTCGTCGATCTGACCGTCACCACTCTGGATCTTGTCGGCACAATCCTTTGCCACGTTTTCAATGACCGCCAAGGTTTCTTGGGGGATCGCCGTGATCGTCGTACCGAGCATGTACAGCGTTTGCAGATATTGCCAGACAGCATTCTTCGTACCATCAGACATCTTTTCATTCCAGTACTCTTCAATGTTCAAGTCTTGGAGAAACTCAATGTTCTTGATATCTTCGGTAAAAAAGGTTTCGTCCTTTTGAGAAATCTTCGTTGCAAACTTCGACACACCCGACATGTACGCTTCGACACACTTACGCGGATTTGCCGACTTGAGCAAATCAAAAGACGTCATAAATTTTTTGATTCCCTTTTCCTCTGGAAAAGTCTTGTGCAATTCCACAAGAAATTGACCCATCATATCATTGAATGCAGTCACCGAAGCCATTTTACTGTATAATACTAACATTAAATCTTTAAGTTAGAACGGCTCCGAGGAAATCGTTTCGCGTTGGCCTAAACCGTTGGCCACGATAAAATACACGAGAATCGCATTGAGAACAGCGGGTTTCACATAGCTACTATTGGGGAGCTTACCTTCGTTATTAAGTTTCGCCTTGGCGTGAATGTATCCAGCCGTGATACCGGCCGCAATGAGACCAGCCCACATTGGGTCTCGGAGATAGTCTGACAGTTCCATTTAATTATAACCAAGTTTTTTTGTTCTCTCGTCGGATGCGTCACCGAAGAGAATATCGTCGTCTTCTTCTGGTGTTTCACCTGGGGGTGCTTGAACATTTTTGATGGTCTTGAACTCGTTAGCGAGGCTCGAGATCGGAGGAACGGGACCCGCTTCGGGTTCAAGTTCTGGACTCGCTTCGGGTTCAAGTTCTGGACTCGCTTCAGGTTCAAGTTCTGGACTCGCTTCTGGCTCAACAGCCTCTGTGGCTTCTTCCGGTTCCGGAAATTCTTCGTCGTACACATCTGGATCTTCTGTGTCAGTCTCCATGGCTTCACCACCGATATCAATGTTACGATCCGTTTGAGTCATGTAAGTTTGAAGAATTTGTTGAACCGGAATCAATTCTTTGACGGTAGCTTCGATGCACTTACAAAAACGTGTCTTCAATTGCTCATCACGAATATGTTCAGATTGTTCTTCATGGAAGATGTAAGGATCTTTGTATAGTTCCTTTGCGATATTGTTATAGCATGTCTGAATGAAAACTTCATTGGACGGAAGCTTCAACGCAATCTTCTTGTTGTCTGCATTCAATCGAACCGAGGACAAAATCTTAGTACACGCGACAAAAACTGCCGCCAAAAGATCATTGAACCACGCACACCGAGATGCAATATTGTCTGTGTGCTTCTTGGACATCGCATTACTCCAGTTTGGAACTTCCTTCAACAACTTTTGATACATGATCAAAACTTTACGCCCCTTCGACATTGACGAAGCCTCTTCGTACATTTCAGCAAAAACCTCAATCATAGGTGGACACATAACCGTGCAAAGCTGTCCAATATATTCCTTCTTCGCTTCGACAAGTATGTCCATTTATCATTAAGTGGAATTTTTTTTAAAACGGGTGTCACGCACCATTTCCCCTGTATTTGTTTGCCATCTTCTTCAAATTTATGAATGACGGAAATTCTTCTTCTTCGACACGTGGAACAGATGTTTTTTCCTTCTGTGGAGAACTCCATGTGACATGAAGATCTATTTCTGATATTGATGATACATTGAATCCACCGAGTTCGAGTTGTCTCTTCAAGTAAATACACGCTTGAGACCTATCGAACGTCGGATACCCAAAGACCACAGACGGAACACGTAGTAGAACATGCTTACCGCCCATCTCTACTGTGTATTTAATCTTTCGAGAGAACTGTTCATAAATCTTTTTGTACAATTCTTTCTTGATCTTTTTGCGGTTACTTTCAATGTTTACTATATCCGACACATTGATCATTACAATTAGTTCAATTTATTTTTAGCCAATTTAAACTCAAGTGGTGTGACCTCAACTTTCTTCTTGACGAGTTCATACTTGAAGAATTCTTGAGCAGCCACGTCTTCTTGTTCATACGGCTTTGTGTCACCTGGAAGTTCGACATCAATGGGTTGGCGTGTGACCGCAATAACTTTAATCCCGGGGTCCACACGAATATCAACCGTGATGGTAAAACCAGATGCGAAACCCTTTCTGGACATGACCATAAACATACACCGATAGAATACATCCTTCTTCAATGGGTGTTCATACTTCTTGGCGGCGATAGTTTCGATGATGTAAGTTGGCTTTCTGTACTTTTCAGAAATGTATCTGTTTGTTTCAAGGACAATCTTGTTCATAAGATTGTGGCCGATTTCAGCCTTCTTTTCAACGTAGTCTTCTGTTTTCAACATCTCTTCAACTTCAACTTCCCTCTGGGTTTTCTTCTGTCCCGGAAAAAAGAGGATGATGAGTGCAATCACCAGTGCGACCAGGATGTAGACGTTGTTCATTACTAATATATACGCGTTAATTTTTTTTGAGAAATAAATGAGTCAGTTATAGTAGATGTCTCTTCTGGTGTATAGCCCAAACTGTCCACATAGCCTGGATATTATTGAGTATGTCAAAAGTAATCCACAACTGAAACAGGTAGTGAAGTTCCATAACATAAACACCCAGGGTATTCCTTATAATTACAGGTCGAGTATCACGCGTGTACCCACCATGTTGACAAAGAATGGAAAACTTTTGGTTGGTAACGAAATAAAAAACTGGCTAAACTCTTTGCTTCCAAACAATGAACTAACTCACTATGAGTTTGGTGCATTTGGCGGATCGATGACATCACTTGATGGTAAAGACGACGACGACAATGCTTTCAACCTAGACAATTACGGTGTGGCTCTACAGCCCGCGATGACCAAGGACCTCGAAGCCAAGATAAATCGCAGTGTAAATGAAGCGTATAATAATATAAAGACATAAATCACTTAAAGTCTAGTTATGAGACTTGTTACTATACAGGCATCAGCTATTAAGTCTGTTTTTGAAGTTCTTAAAGACATTCTCAATGATGTCAATATCTATTTCAAGCCCAGTGGTATGTACATCACAACGCTTGATACAGCTCGAGTGGCACTCGTTGATGTTTTCTTGGCGGCCGACAACTTTGATGAATACGAATGTGAACATGAAATTTTGGCGGGTATCAACATTTCCAATACGTTCAAACTTTTGAAGACCATCACGAATAATGATGTTCTCACATTGAGTGTGATGTCCAAGGAATTTATGGATATTCACATCAAGAGTGAAGCCAAAAAGACAACGACAAACTTTCAACTTAAACTTCTGGATATCAATGAGAACAGAATTCAGGTTCCGGACATTAACATGACCACTGTCACGACCATGCAATCTGCAGACTTCCAGAGGATGTGTCGAGACATGTCAAATATTGGCGTCAACATTGAGATCACTCGTGAAAATAATTTGTTAACCATGAAATGTACGGGTGATTTCGCAAATCAAGAGACCTCGATTGAATGTGTGGATGAAAGTCCGTGCATTTCAGGATTGTATTCTCTTAGATACATGAACACGTTTACAAAAGCAACGGGTATGTGCTCGACTGTGCAGTTAATGCAGGAACCTGGTAGTAAGTTTTTGATATTAAAATACAACGTTGCCG